TGCCGCGGCCTCCCCGCTGGCGATGGGGCGCGAAGCCGTCCCGCAGGGCGGCCTCGACGGCGGCCTTGCGCTTCCGGCGCTCGGCCTCTGGTGTCGGAGGCGTGGGCAAGATCAGGCGCCCGCTTCCGCCGACGCCATGGCGAAGTCGTGCGCCTGGCGGGGAATGATGATCGTGTAGCGGACACAGCCGGCCGGCTCGATCAGGCCGACGAACACGGCGTCCGGCCCCTCGACGAAGAAGATGTCGATCGTCTGCGAATCCGCCGGAATGGCCAGGCCGAGCGCGTTGGAGTAGACGACCGCGAAGCCGGGGTGGTCGACTTCCATGCGGATCGAGAGTGGCATGCCGAGCGCGTCAGCGTCGGCCTGGTAGACGTCGAGATGGTTCATCGGCGCCTCGCAGCGCGGCGCGGCGACGGCAGAGTCGGGGCTGTATGCGGCGACCGCGCCGAGCATGCCGGCGGCGACGACGGCGGACGACAGGAGGGCCGCGACGCGGACCCGGGGGCTATTAAGCATGCACGTCACTCCTATTTTGTCAGGACGGGAAGGAAGGCGGAGAGCTTGGCGGAGATGAAGCCACCGACGGCCGCCATGGTGATGATGGCCCAACGCGCGCCCTTGGCCTGAAGGAACAGGGCGTGCATCTCGTCGAGCTTTTTCGTGTTCGCGGCTTGTATCGCGATCAGGGTCTCGACCTCCGCCTCGAGGCGGATGACGCGGTCTCGCGTGTCGTCGCCGGTGCTCATTTCGGCCCCATCACGCTCTTGATCGTGTGGCCGCCGCCGTAGATGACGAGCCAGATGCCGGCGAACTGGAGGATGTCGGCCGTTGACGGCGCGACGATCGCGGCGCCGAACGCGGCGTTGACCGTGGGCACGAGCACCATGGCCCATCCGAACAGGAAGATGACCAGCCAGCTCATCGCCGGCCGCCAGCCCCAGGCGAAGAACGATTCGCGCTTGTCCTCGCGTTCGAGCAGCCGGTCGCGCGACGCATTCGCGGCCACGAGGTAGAGCGCCCAATCGCGACTCGCCTCGACGCCCTGGATCGCCGCGGCCGTGCCGGCCGGGTCTTCCTCGTACTTCTTGGCAATGGCCTCGGGCGTCGGCTCGACGCCGAGCGCGCCGCCGATGGCGTCGACCACGACGGAGCCGACCTTGCCGGTCGTCCCGCCGATGTCGTCCTCGAGGATGCGCTTCAGGATCGGGGCGCCGACCTTCACGAGGATCGGGCCGAGGATGGAGATGATGGCGGTTGCGCTCATGTCAGTGGCGGCCCTTCACCGAGTAGTTGACCGTCAGTTCGGTCGGACAGTTGTCCTTCGTGCAAAGGATCGGTTGCGCAGCCCGCGCGCCGCAGACGTTGCAGTAGAAAACCACCGGCTTCTGTTCGGCTTCCGGCGCGCTCACAACTTGGCCGCCTCCGCGGCGTACGCGGCGGCCCGCGTCTTGTTGATGCTGGCACGCCAGATCAGCACGCCGGCGACGATCACGATGACGGCGACGAAGCCGAGGAGCGCCCACGACGCGAACTGGTCGGCCTGTTCGACGGCGACGTACCCGCCACCGCCGCCCGCGGCCGCGCCGCCTCCGGCCTGCTTGCCGGCCTTCTTCGCGGCGTCTTCGGATTCGATTTCGAGCCGGCCCTTCGTCACGGTCGGCGGGGCCGCCGTCGCGGCCACGGCCCAGGCCACGCCCTTCGCCTCGATGTCGGCGATCCGGCGCGACCAGCCCTTGCCGAAGGTCTTCCAGATTTTCAGCGACTGGACGAAGCCGAGGCGCTTCGCACAGATGGCCTTGACCGTCTGCACCGCGGAGCCGCCGGCGGACGCAGCGAACCATTTCTTCGCCCGCGCCGGGCCGGAGTTGACGCCGGCGTCGTAGACGGCGAGATCGACGCCGGCGTGCAGGGTTTCGCAGGCCAGTGGGCGCCAGAAGTCTTTCTGGTAGATGTCGAGCGCCGTCTTCCGGGAGATGTTGCGAAGCTGCGCCGCCGTGCCGTTCGGGTAATGCTCCCGGAACTTCGCCAGCGTGATCCCGTACATCGTCTTCCCGCCAGGGTCGGACGGATGGTCGGACCATCCGCCTTCCCATTTGGCGGTGACGTCGTGGCAGCGGAGGAAATTACCCAGGGCCATTGTCGCCTCTTAAACGCTACAAACAGTCGCACAAAGCTACAACTGTTGCAAGTGATTACTGTCGATCTTCGTTCGTTGCTTCTGGACTGCCGCGCACAAACTCCACGCCGGCGAGAAGTCGATTCAGCTTAGCGTTCCATTCCGGCATTTCCATCTGCCGGGGCGGCGTGTCCATGACGTGCACGAAAAGCTCCGGGTCGCGCAGCAATCGGTCGATAAACCGCTGCGTCTGCGCTTCGAGGGTCATTTCCTTCAGGCCCGGCACCATGTTCGCCGCAACCTTCAACCGCTTCATGATCATGCCGGTCTTGATGGCGTTGCCCGTGTAGGCCAGCACTGCCGCCTCGAAGGCGTTCGCAAGCTGCTGGTTGCTCGCTGTCGGCGAGCCGGGCGTCGCCTTCCGGGCCAGGTTCCCGAGCGGTTCGAGCATCTTGTGCGAACGCCGGATCGTGTTCATTTCCTGCGCCGAGAAGACCTGCGCCAGTTCGTCTTCGTGCGTGCGGAGGATCTGCTGCAATTTCGCGACAGACGCGGGGCCGTCGTCGGCGCCGCCCGTCAACGCCGTGTTCGTGTTGGTCACGCGGCGGGTGAGGACGTCCATCACTGCCGCTTTCCACGCACGCGTCGCTTCCGGGTCGCCGGCTAACGCCTCGTTGATCTGCTGGAACTCGCCCTTGCCGCCCCATCGGCTGCCGCTGAGAATGCTTTCGGCGACGTCACGGGGGTCGCCTTCGGTCATCAGTTTCTTGACGGCAGCGCTGTCGCGGAACACGTCGAGCGGTCGGCTCGCGCTCTTGTACGTCTGCAGATATTGGCCGAATTCCGGGGCCACGGCGTTGATCTGCGCGTCGAGCGCATCGCGAACCTGGACGAGCTCACGGGTGGCGTACCGCCCGGTCGGCGTTTCCGTCCGGCCCTCAATGATGTCGTTGATCGCTTTACGCGTCTCGTACAGCCCGGAAACGGACGTGTCGAGTTGGTCGGTTCCTGCGGCATTCAGCATCTGCCGCGCCTGTTTCAGCGCGGAGGTCACGGCCGGGCGTTTGTCCTTGGCCAGCATCCCGTCGATCAGATCGGCGACAGGCTTGGCGTCGACCTGCGCCCCGCGCTGCTCAGCCTGGCGCAGCAACGGCAGCGCCGCAGCGTCGCGGTCGGCGGCCAGTTGGTCTGGACGCTGCTCGGCGAAAGTCTTCGCCTTCGACTGGTCCGCCAGCGGGTCTTTGAGGCCGGTGATCCGTTCCTGCGCCGCGTCTTTCAGCCTTTGATCGGCCTCCTGGAACGGCGTCTCGTTGCGAGTGCGCGCGCCGCGTTCGATGCCGATCAGGCCGATGTCGTCACTGGCGATGCCGGTCGTCGGCAGCGGCTCGCCGAACTGCTTGGCTTCGTCGATGCGCTGCGCAACCCGGTCGCGCGCAGCCTTCGGGTCGGTCAGCTTGTCCTCGAGGAAATTGCGCACGTTTTCCACCACGCGGCGCGCAACCGGGGCGGCCCCGCCCGCCTCGTACGGAATGTCTTTCGCGGGCATGAAACCGCCGACCGTGCGGCCGACACGCGCCGCCGCTCCAGGCACGTCCATGAGCGTCGCGCCGCCGATGCCGCCGAGAATCATGGCGACTGCCTTGGCCAGGTCCGATTCCGGCATGTTTTCTTCGGCGACATTGGCGCCCACGCCGGAGCCCATGCCCGCCGCCACGTCGCGCACGATCGCGGACGGCGCGCCCTGCCCGATGTACGGTGCGAGGAACGCGTCGCCGATGGCCGGCACAACGCCCTTGGTCTGTCCTCCGGGAAAACGGGCGGCCGCGCGGTTAGCCAGGGCCGCGCCCACGGCGCCGGCTTCCGTACCGAATTCGAGCGCGTCGCCGTAGAACCGCTCCGTTTTGCTCATGTCCTGCCGTTCGATCGGCTCGATGCCGATGCCGCGCATGATGTTCGATGCGCTGTCAATCAGGTGTTGGCGGCCCATCGGCATCTGCCCGAGACGAGGCAGTTCCACAGGGTTGTCGCGAAACAGGTTGACGCCTTTTTCCACACCAGCCAGGCCGAGGTCGACGCCGAGACCGGCCATGTCGAAAGGCAGGCCCGCCAACCCCGCCGCGCCACGGCCGACACCTTGCAGGTTGATCTGCAGTGACCGGCCGAGTTGGTCGAGAACGCCGGCTGGCGGCGGCTGTCCCGGCAATTGCCGCTGTTCTGCCGGCATAGCCGGATCAGCGGAGAACGCGCCGGTGCCGCGCTGGAAGTCCTCAACAGTCTGCGACCGGGGCGCCGCGGATTGTTGTGCCGGCGCGCCGCCGAACGAACGCGCGATCTCGTCCACCGTCGCATTCTGCTGCTCCGGCGTCATCGACAGGAAGCTGTCGTCGACCTCGACGCGGCGGCCGTTAATTTCGAGGATCGGCATTACTCGACGACCCTCCATTTTGTGCCAGTCGACGTCTGGCCCTGCGGGGCGCCTTGCGACGCGGGTTGCGCCGGGGCTTGACCTCCGGAAGCCTGCGCCACGAACTGCCGGATAAACTGGTCGAACGAAGGCAGGGAGTCGTCCACAGGCAAGCCCATAACCGACCGGCGCTGGTTACGCCGCTGGCGGATGTTGTAGTCGACCGAACCGAGCGACGTCAGGAAACCGGCCTGTGAAGACAGCCACGACGTGGGGTCGCCGACCATGTCCATATTGGCCTGAAGCTCTTGGTTCGACAGGTCGCGGCCTGTCGAGCCGTTGGCCTTCGCCGCCTGATACGCAAGCATGACGCGCAGCGAACGGAGCGCCCGAAGGTTCGGATCGCCGGTGTTCAATTCGCGATCGAGGAGCGCTCGTGCTTCGGGACTCTGGACCTCATCGTACATCCGGGCTACGGCGCTTTCGAGCGTGTCGTTGCCGGTCAGCAGGCCGATGTTCTTTGCGATCGACATTGCCTGTTGGCCGATGTACCGAACATCGCCGGTGAAGCCGAAAGCGGTCGGATCTCGCGAGATGGCCAAGGCCTGGTCCCGCGTCGCCTTCCAATCGCCGAAAGCGAGCTCCTTGCCCTGCTCGTCGGAGAGTACGCTGTTGGTCGGAGCCGAACCGCCGATCTGAATGGTCGTGCCGTCGGGCGTGGTGACGGACATACCCTCGCCGCGCTTCGCAGCCTGGGACATCGCCCAATTGCGCGCGCGCTCCGGCGGGTACCCCTGTTGAATCGCAAGTTCGTAGTACTGCTGGAACGTCTGCTGCGGGTTGTCGCTGGCTGCTGGATTGGCGCCGAGCACCTGGCGCTGCATCGGATCGAGCGCCGGCAGGTTGTCGAAGTTCTGGCCGAGCAGCGTCCCCTTCTGGTCGGTCTCGGACAGGATGGGCGAGAACGTGCTTCCGGCCAGTTCGCCCTGGCGGGCGAAACCGGGCGTGCCGTCGGGATTGAGCACTTCCTTCGGCGTGTAGAAAAACTTGTCGCGCTCGGTCTTCTGCGTCTGGTCGACGCCATAGCGGCGATCGGCGCTCTCCATGTTGTTGCTGCGCGCGGTCTCGGCCAGCTTCTGGCCAAAGGCGCCGGCCGTGTTGTCGTAGGACTGGCCGGTGCCGACCTGCCAGTTCTGCGTGCGCGGGTCTGCCGCGCCGAAGCCGGTCGCCGCGCCCATCAATCCGACCTGGCCGAACTTGGACGGATCGTAGCCGGAGCCGAGCAGGATGGCCTGCGCGATCGGGTCGGCGCCGAGGTTCTGGACACCCGACTTCGCGGCGCGGGCCATCAGGTTGTCCATCTCCGTGTTCTCGCGCTGCGCGGCGTACAGCTTCTCGCTGTTGATCGCGTTCGCCGTCGTGTCGCCGAACAGCGACTTGCCGAGGTTGGCGAAGGCTGCGCCGAGAGGGTCGGGTCCGCGGAGGGTGTTGAAGATCTTGACCATCAGATGTAACTCGCGCCACGCATGCCGGCCCACGGATCGGTCAGCGACTTCTTCGGCATGCCGCCTCCGCCGTAGGAGCCGAGCATGCTGCCGAAGCCCTGCAGCAACCCGCCGATCGGGCTGATCGGCTTGTATGCGCGCATCTCGGCGATGTCCTGCTGGTGCGGCAGGATGGCGAGGTTGCCGGAGGCGAAGTTGGCGTTCTGGCCGATATTGCGGCCGGCGGTGACGTCCTGGAAGCCCTGGTTGAGCCAGGTGTCGCCGTAACCGCCGAGCTTGGCCTGCGCCTTGGCGGAATCGGTCGCCTGCCCCATCGCGGCGGCCATGCGCTTCGCGAGCTCGGACTTGACGACCGTCGGCGCCGAGCCGGACAGGCTGCCGCCGGCGGCTTCCTTCGGCGCCTCCTGCACGGCCTGCTCGAGCGTGTCGGACCGCTCCGCGGTCTTCTGCGCGCGGTCGCCTTCGATGCTCTCCGTCGTCGACTGGCGCTGGCGCGCGTCGAACTCGGCGCGGCTCTGTTCGGCGAGCCGGTCGTTCTTGGTCATGGTGTTGCGCAGGCGCTCGTTGCGCGCCTCGGCCATGCGCCGGTTGTTGGCCTCCTGCTCGGACGCCTGAACCAGCGCGCCGCCGGTGGACAGAAGCGGGCCGAGCACCAGGCCGGCGATTTCCATTCCCGTGCACATGTCAGTTCACCACCCTTCCCGAGCCGAACCCGGTGGCGTACGGGCTCTGGTACGACTTCGTCGGCTGGTTGTTGCGCGCCTGCGCGTAGTTCGACAGGCTGTTCAGCGCGCTCGCGAAGACCTCGCCGAGCGGCGAATAGGTCGGCGGGGCCACCAGCGAGGTCGCCTGCCCGATCGCCTGCGCGTTGATGGCCTGCGGGTCGGCGCTCGCCTCGTTCAGGCTGTAGAGGCTCGACTTCGCGTTCTCGACCTGGCCCCGGAGCTTGTTCGAGGCGTCCAGCGCCTCATTGGCGATGTTGGTACGCGCGTCGGCGTTCTGCTTGGCGAGGTCGGCGAACTTCTGCGCGCCGACGGAGGATTCGAGGATGCCGCGCTCGGCCAGGTTCGCGGTCGTCTTGTCGACGGCGCGGCCGTACTGCTGGTCGAGTTGCGGGTTGTAGTAGCCGGTGTAGTCGTTCCGGTAGCCGCCGTAGTAGCTGTCGCCGAACCCGGAGAACGCCTTGTCGATGCCGATCTTGCCGAGGTCGACGTCGTGCTGCCGCGAAATCTCGCGGCGTTCCATCTCGGCGGAGGCGTCGGACTTGATCTTGTTCTCGTAGCCGGAGAGATCGCCGAGCGCGGCAAGCTGCGCGTCAGCCGCAGCCTGGTCGATCTCGCCCTTGGCCAGGGCGGTCTGGATCGCGGCCCGCTTGTCGAACAGGCCCTTCCATTGCGCGAAGTCACCGGATTTGTATGCGTCGTAAGGCTCGTCGCCGCCCATGCACATGTTGCACCGCCTTCACTGGTGCTCCGGCGCAACGACCCCCGGCGAAATACGCTTGCTGTCGCCCTTTGTAGCCTACAATAGGAAAAAATTCAAGCCGGGTTTGGTGCGTCTTGCACCGGCTCGCTACTCGTGTTATGAGACATAGCTGTTCTTTTGCAAACTTGCCCGGCGCTTCTTTGCGCCGGGCATTCTTTTTCCGGGCGTTTGTTGAGGAGGAGGGTTCAGGCGGCCTGTGCTTCGCCATAGCCCGCGAATGCGAGCACGTCGGCGACGCGGTACACAATCCGCCGTTCACCCATGCGGACGTAGGCAGGCCCTTCGCCGGTTGAACGCCAGCGGTCGATAGTCCGCCGCGACACGCGCAAGGCCTGCGCTGTTTCGTTGATGGTAAGAAAAGAGCGTGCGCCCATCTGTGCGGCGGCTTCGAGAGTGAGTGTCTTTTTCACAGCGAAATGTCTCCTTGTTGCTTGTTGCGACAACGGGAGTCCTACCACATCCGAAAAAGAATGCAAAGAGCTAATTTAAGCCGCAAAAGGCGACAGTTACGCGTACCTGAACACCTTCACGCCCGGCCTCTCCTCGATCATCTCGAAGCCCATCAGCGCCATCCACTTGACGATGCGCGGGTGCGTCGACGTCAGGAAGGACGTGATCGGGCCGACGCGGTCGGCGGTGGCGCGGAGGTACTTTCGTGCGGCCTTGATCGGGCCGGCGCCGCGGTGCAGGCACTCGTCGGTCACGCCGAGCCACGTCGTGTTCAGCCCGCCCTGCTGCGCGACGGAGATGAACGCGTGAGGCTTGTCGTCGAACCACAGGCACTGCGTCTCGCCGGCCATCATGTGCGCGATCAGCCGCAGGTAGAACGGAGGGAACGGGAACCCGATCCGCTCGTACTCGACCCGGTTCGCATCGGAAATCCGGGCCAGCACGCTCTCGACGTCGGACCAGGTGGCGGGGCGGAAGTCGATCACGCGCCCTCCTTCGGCGACAAAGGGCGGGACTCCATCCACTTGCGGGCGGCGCGGAAGTCATCTATTTTCGGCACGTAATTGGCCCAATGCGGGTTCGCCTCGGCGAAAGGCTTGATCACCTTCTCCGCCTCTTCTAGCGCGCGCTCTGCCTTTGCGAGGCGAGCGGCAAGGTTGGCGACAGCCGGCTCGTCAGGAACCCAGCTTTCGTGTAGCGCGAACATGTGCCACGGTTCGACTGCCGCCTCTCGCTCCGCTTCTGCCTTCGTGTAGCGGCCTGCTTCTATCTTCCGCGTCGTATACCCTGCGCAGTTCGGACGGTAGAAATAACCGCCCTTGCGGATCAACCATTCACGCTTCTCGTCGCTCATTCCTTCCTCTCCGTTGAATGGTGAACCGCGACGCTCGACAACGTCGCGCGACCGGCCTTCGCACACGTCATGCGCAGCGCGTAATGCGACGTCTCGCCGACCACCTTGACCGCGTCCAGATGGTAGGTCGTGCCGTCGATGTAGCCGACATCGAGGTAGAAGCTCGGGTCGTCCGGCCGCGGCAGCGCCTGCACCCGCCAGGTGTTCTCGCCGGCCATGTCGAAGCCTTCCAGCATCTTCAGTGCGGCCGGATCCTTCGCCGAAATGAACGGCGTCTCGGCGAGCACGATGAACTCGTCGTCGTCCGGATAGACGTCGCCGCTGACCCCGCCGTAGGCGTAGATGATGTCTCCGGCGCGCAGGTAGACCGTGCGGTCGACGCGGAACAGGCTGTCAATCTGCTCGCCGAAGTCCAGGTAACTCCACGCGACGATGCGCGACGCCGGGAACTGCGACAGGATGAGCACGTACTGCCCGAGCGCCAGCATGTATCGCCCGTCGGTGCCTTCGATCACTGCCGACGCCCTGCTGACCGCCTCGGCGCCGACTTCCGCGATGACCTCCTGGACGAACGGATCGAACGCCGATCCGATGTCGGACGCATAGGCCGACTGCACCGAATCGCGCATGCGCAACGAGCGGATGCCGGTCTCGTCGAGGTAGAAGACGTCGTTCGCGCCATAGGCCACGACTGAACGCGGCGCCAGCGTTCCTGTGTTCTCGAGCACCTGCACGATGCTGGAGTTCTCGGCGTCCGCCGGCAGGTCGTAGATGACGATCGCGTCACGGCCGAACATCGCCACCGAGCTCTCGTACTTGGCCATGCCGACGAGGTCTTCCGCGCCCTCGACCTCGCTCGAAACGTTGATGAAGCCGGCACCGCTCGCCGGATCGGTGTCGGACCAGTCGGTCGGGGCGTTGATCTTCGAGTAGTGCGCCAGCGGGCCGGCCGTCGAGCGGATGCGCCGCTTGTTGACGAACGCCGACGTGCCGGTGGCAGATCCGCGCCCGGTCGTTTTGTAGGCGTCGCCGTCGAGCGTGATCGTCCATGTGTCGGTCGCGTAGCTGACCCACGCCAGGTCGGTCTTCGTCGCGGTGACGTCGCCGCCGACCGTGACCGCGACCGCGGCGCCGTCCAGTTCCTTGCCGGTGTCCGCTGCCGACGTGATCGTCACGACAGCGCCCACCGCCGCGGCCGAGTAGCCGTG